CGTCCGAATGTGAAGAGGAACCGTTCGTTTGATCTGATTACAAAGTCCAATGCTCTTGCAACTCTGCTGAGTCATGGAGTAAACGGTCTTCATGCATTCAAGACGGTTAACCTGTTTGAGGACAATACGCAGGTATGGGTTGATTCTGAGGAAATGATTACAAAGTATCAAAAGAAACTTTTTGAAGAAGAAAAACAGGAGTCTTCCGGGAAGAACGAAGCAGAAAAGATTCCCGACAGAACAGCGTCGGATATCAGTGATCAGAAAGATGAATCCCCTGTAGTTGATGGCAACAACCAAATCAATTACTCCGAAAAGAATCGTAAGGGGTGATTAGATGCCTACTTTACAGACATTTGATGAGTTGAATTCTCTTCAGAAAAAGGGAATGGACATCAGCACATGGTCTATCCCAATCAACCAGTATTTCAATGAAATGAAGCTGACAAGAGATCAGAAAAGAGAACGAATAGCACTTGCGGAAGATATAGAAGATGCAGTGCTATTCTTTTTCTCTCTTGTTTTATTACAAAGCCAATATTCTTATCTCGCCGCCATGGATTCTGCCGAAGCAAAAGAAGAGTTTCGACAGAAAATCACGGATGCTGTTGCAAAGCATACAGAAATCAACGATGACGTGCGATATGAGATTAACCAATATGTCGAAGATGTAACCGACACCACAACGGAGCATTTGATTATCCTCAATGCTCTTACAGAGGATGCCGAAGAGGAACAACGGCAGAAGGAACGGCATTACATATCCGAAGACAGGGCAAGACTTCTGGCTGAAGAAGAGTCCAATACATTGTTTAACTGTTCTGACTTTTATAAGGCCAGAGAGTTAGGATACCAATACAAGACATGGATCACTATGAGAGACAGCCGTGTGAGAGAAACTCATGCGAGAGTGGATGATAAGACGATTCCTATCAATGATTATTTCCTGGTTGGAAATTCAATCATGTTGTATCCACGACAGCCCGGAGCATCCGCAAAGGAAACTGTCGGATGCAGATGTAGTTTGAAATATACAAAACAATAACAAATCAGAGCCACTTCGGTGGCTCTTTTTTATATGGTGCGGAGATGTCACCTAAAAAAGCCCACGCAGTCACAGAAGACTGAGAAACAAAAAAGCCAAATCTTGGTCAGACAAGACCTAAAAATCGGAAAGGAAAAACACTATGGCAGAAGTAAACATCAACACGAATGAGCCGAATACCGATCCGGCACAGAACCAGACCGAACCTGTTAACCAGACAGCCAACGAAACTGACAACAACGAGTCTGCAAATGATCCGCAGGACGTTGCCGAACTTGTGAAGCGGATAGCAGAGCTGGAAGTAACCAATAAGCGTTACAAGGCATCAATTGACAAAAGCCGAAGCGAAAACAAGAAACTCACTGAACAGCTACGGGCGAGGATGTCTGTTGACGAACAGGCAGAGATTGACAGGAAAGAAGCCGAGGAAGAACAGAAAGAATACATCAAGTCCTTGGAAAATTTCGTAAACGTAGCAAAGGCCCGTGCAAGGTACGCACTTCAGGGGATGGACCCGGAAATGGCTGAACAGGCAGCTGAAGCCGAAATCAGTGGGGACATGGATGCGTTGGCATCTATTCAGAAGAAGTACACAGAACAGGCATTGAAAAAGGCTGAAGCCGAGTGGATCAAATCTCGTCCACAGGTCAGTGCAGGTGGAAATGGTTCTGTGAATGTGACACAGGAGCAGTTTAATGCGATGGGCATACAGGAAAGAACAAAGCTCTTCCGTGAACATCCTGATGTTTACAATGCACTGCTCAAGAAATAATAACAAGAAAGGAATGATATTATGCCAGCAACACAGAATGCTACACTGCTCAGGGATCTCGCTGATCCCCAGGTTATTGCAGACTATATCGAACTTAAGTACACAGATGCCATCAGATTGAGTCCGTTAGCACGAATCGACAATACACTGGTTGGAAGACCCGGTGATGAAGTGACCATGCCCCAATACACCTACGTTGGTGCCGGAGCTTCTGTTGCAGAAGGAACTGACATTCCGATTGCAAAGCTGGGACAGACCACAAGAAAAGTAAAAATCTACAAGATTGGTCGTGCTATCGAGTTCTCCGATGAAGCACTGCTTTCCGGTTATGACAACGACATCGCTACCGAAGCAGCTAATCAGGTTCTTACCGCTATTGCTGACAAGGTAGAGATCGACCTGCTTACTAAGATGGGTGACGATGCTACACTTACTTCCACCATCGCAGCCAGTGCTGATGCATCTGACGGTATCGCAGATGCCCTTACTCAGTTTGGCGAAGATATTGATGGTGAGAAGGTTATTGTTATCCCTCCGGCTCTCTATGCTCGTCTTAGAAAGACTAAGGCGTGGATTCCGAATACTGAGATTGGTGCTAATGCCATCATCCGAGGAACCATTGGTATGATCCACGGATGTCAGGTTGTAACTTCCAACAGACTTGCATCCGCTCCTACAGGAACATTTGCCAAGACTTCTGATAGTTCTGTGTCTACATCCAAGACCTATTACATGAAGGACGTTGATGGCAGATATGTGCCTGTTCCGAACCCTGTAGATACCGGTCTTGATGACTACTATGAGAGAACAGGTGCTACCGGTTCCGTGGCTTACATCGTTAAGCCTGGTGCTTTAGCCATCTACTCCAAGAGAGATACCATGGTTGAGTTCGACCGTGACAAGATTTCTCAGATGAACTACATTATCGGATCTAAGATGTTCGCTCCGTACGTCTATGACCTGTCCAAACTCATCAAGGTTACGATCGCATCCTAATGAGTATGATGATTCACAGGGCTGTGAAGCGGATCAATGAAGCAACACAGCCCAAAGAAGTTAATAAGCCGTCCGAGAAAGCAGAAGGTGCTGAAAACGGAGCAGGCACTACTGCAAAGAAGGGCAGGAAAGCCAAAAGGTGATGTGAATGACGATTGACGAACTGAAAGAATCAATCACTGAAGGGCTGACGGTTGAGTTGGAAGGTGATCCTGATTTCTCCGAGGAAATTCTTGAGGAGAAGGTTAACAATGCGGTGAATGAAGTTATCTTGGCAAGACGTTATAAGATGGCGAAGTATTCTGATGAACAGATTAAAGCCGACATTGAAAACTATAGATCCAACATCCGAGATATTGCCCTTTACGATTACAATCAGTCCGGCATGGATTTCCAAAGCAATCATCAGGAGAACGGAATTAATCGCTCTTACACAAGCAGACACAGGCTGTTTTACGGCATTGTGCCGCTTACAAGGCTGGTTTAGCCGTAAGTGCTTGCCTAATGGCGAAGGGTTGCCACATTATTTGGTGGTGGGCTGTGGCATATATAAAGCAGACAGGAGGACTTATGTCGTTGGAAGTGTTGGCTATTGCGATAAGTTTTGTGTCCTTCTGCTTTGCGGTCTGGATCGGCCTTAAAGGTGATAAACGGACTGATACGAAGGACATTGAGGAACGGGCGAAAGAAAATGCGAAGATCAATTTCAAACTTGATGAAATATCAGGAACAACGAGAGAGATCAAGCAGGACATATCGTCCATGAATGATGACATCAAGCATCATAATGATAGAATTATCGAACTGGAATCGTCCGTTAAGCAAGCACATAAGCGGATCGATTCTGTTGAAAACCGCATCGATGGAAAGTAGGTGATTGCCTATGATGACATCGAGGAAAAACAAGCAGAAACTTCTTTACAGTTTACAGGGCGATACGATACCTGTGTACGAAACTGACGATGAAGGAGAAGTTGTTTACGAAGAGATTGACGGGGAGCAGATTCCGGTAGAAACAGGCGATAGCTTTACTGGATATCAGACACCCGTCCCTTTTTATGGCAATCTTTCTTTCTATACGGGGTGGAACTATCCGGGTGTGTGGGGTGTTACGCTGAACAACGCTGATGCCATACTGCTGATGGATAAAAACGAACTTCCGATTGATGAAACCAGTCGGATCTGGTTCAAATCCACTCCTGTTCAGAAAACGGTACAGGTCTATGACGAAGACGAGAAGAAGATGGTTGAAAAGACCGTCATAGATGCTGATTCGGCAGACTTTTCCGTGTCAAGGATCATTCCAAGCATCAACTGCGTGAGATATGTGCTGAAAGGTATTGAGAAATGAAGCTGCAGATTAGCCTTTCAAAACCATCTATACAAAAGGCTCTTAATCAGGCAAGAGAATATCAGCGAAAACTTAACGATAAGAACAGGCTGTTTGTAAAACGGCTTGCCGAATCTGGCATTCCTGTGATTGATTCGAACATTGAACGGGCAGACGGTGACAGTGATAAGTATCATGATACCAAGATTATTCTGCATTCGTATGGCGATTATTCACAGGCAACACTTCAAGTCAGTGGCAAAGACATCCTGTTTATTGAGTTTGGAGCAGGTATTCATTACAACAATTCTCCAATTCCTCACGCAGATAAATTTGGCTATGGCATAGGTACATATAATCCGGGTTCTGATAATGCATTTAACCCTGATGGATGGTGGTACAAGGATGATTCTGGAGCATCTCAGCATTCCTATGGTACTGAAGCCACCATGCCGATGCTGAAAGCCAGTAACGAGATAATCAACAACATTCGTAGGATTGCGAGGGAAGTATATGGCAGTAACTAAACCATGGTGGGCAGAACTTGAATCAAGGCTGTTTACCCTGTACAAGTCCAGAATGGGCAAGGCTCTCAAAGAGAAGTTTCCGAAACTGTACTGTACGGCTTCTCCCATGACGAAAGCTGCTTCGCAATTTCCTACGGCATACTTCCGTATGGTCGATTGGATTGAACAGGGAAATGACCTTGAAAACACGGATGTCAATGCAATCTTGGCAACCGTGCAGGTGGATGTGATCGCCAATACATCACTAAATGATTGTAAAGAAGTGGTTTACGAAACAACAAATATTATGAAATCGCTGAGTTTCAGCATTATTGGAATGCCTGTTTACTCAGCTCAAAATAACTTATATGTAGGTGTTATTCGCTTCCGCAGGATGATTGGTGGGAGCGATTCTTTTTAGTTAGAAAGGAGTGCTAATTATGGCAGTACCTGGAGTAAGTTCTCTAAAAATGGAATTAGGAATGGGTGCATGGTCTGCAAGTGATAAAGGCCCGGCAAATGCCTTTACCAAGATGGGCAGAATCAATGCTATCGGTGGTATTGAACTTTCTCAGGAGAATATCGATGCATCCGCAATTTCTGATGATGTATCTCAGTATGTTGCCGGTCGTGCCGACACAGGCGGTGAGTGGACAATCACGGTCAACGTAACAGATGAAACAATTACTGAGTGGGAGGCTATTGCCGGAACCACCAAATGGTTTGAGGTATACCATCCCAATCTTACAAAGGCATGGTTCGTAGCTGCACAGGTTCCGGGCAAGATTCCTGTACCTGAGATCGGACAGAACGAACTTCTGACGATGGAAATCAGCCTTACCGTACAGACACTGCATGGAACGGCTACCAAAGTCACACCGACCGATCCGACATAATAAGTTTTGTTGATCAGGGGGAGGGCCATCCTTCGGGGTGGCCCTTTCCCTTGTTTTTTTTAGTTTTTTACAGGGAAAGGAGCTACACATGAAAACATATATCGAATTAAACAAAAGGCGTTACGAAGCTGCGGAGTTCGACTTCAATACCGTGTGCGATCTGTATGAGATGGGTGTTGACCTTGACAAGCTTCAGAAAGCACCTGCCCCGGCAATTCGTGCTTACATCGCAATTTGCATGGGTGCAGATAAAGACATTGCAGGACGTGAGATTCAGGAGCATATCATTGGCGGTGGCACACTTGAAGAAGTTGGTGCAGTCATGGCACAGATGCTTGAGAAATCTGATTTTTTTCAGGCTCTCAACAAGAGCAAGGAAAAGACTACTCCAGCAAGGAAAGCAACGAAGAAAGAAAAGGAAGAGTAAAATTATATCCTTCCCTGCGTGAGTTCTATCGAAGCGAAGTTCTTCCTGAATGCTTAATGGCAGGAATGTCTGAGGAAAGATTCTGGAGATCAAATCCGAGAACCATTGAGCCGTATTTCATAGCCCGTGAAAAGCGGATCTTTGAAATTGACAGGCTTTCTCATGTGATGGGTGCTTATGTATATAATGCCGTGTCTGCAGCTATGACAGGATTAGGCAAACATCCGAAACCATACAGAGACAAGCCTTTCCTTGCTGAAGAAGAAGAACGTTTGCGGATTGAACGAATGTCAGAAGAAGAAAAGTTGCGAGAAGTGGAGAAGATCTTCGAACAGCTTGATCGTAACGTCAGATGATAAGGTGGTGATGGAATGGCAGATAATGTTATTGACACCCTATCGATAGAAATCAAATCAACAAGTTCGTCAGCCAACAGAGCCATAAACTCTTTGGTCAGCGGTCTTGAGAAACTCGACAATGCCTTGAATTCCTACTCAGGAGGAGCATCTGCCTTTGAAGGTGCATTAAATAATCTTGAGAAGGGATTTAATCGTCTAAACAGCATCATCAATTCTGTAGACGTTGGAAAGCTGACAAGCATCTCAGGTGCGATCAATTCGCTGTCCAACGCATCGTCAAAAGCAAACGGTGATAATCTTGTCGGTCTTGCTAATGGCATCAGGGATGTTGCAAGTGCGTCAACAGGTATCAGTAATGGTTCGAATCTTGATGGCTTTATAAAAACTGTGTCATCTTTTGGCTACAAAACTGTATCCAATGCGGCACAGAACATGCCACAGCTTTCCAAGGGGCTTCAGCAGTTAAGTGGGGTTACCATTCCGAACTTCGGAGACTTATCCGGCTTAAGCAATTTCATCAACACTATCAGTCAGCTTGGATTGAAGAAGGGAACGGGAGCTGCATTTAACATTCAGCCTCTTGTTGCCGGATTGCAACAGTTATACTCTGTGGCAGGTCAAGCACCGCCTGATGCTTCTGGCATACTGAACATTGCGAATGCGTTCTCCGTCATGGGAAGAGATACAACACTTCGTGCAGTTCAGAACATGCCACAGCTTGCCGATGCTTTCCGAAAACTGGTTTCTTCGTTAGCAAACGTGCCGAAAGTACGGTCCGATGTGATTGCTCTGGCAAATGCCATGGCAAAAATGTCTGCCAACGGTTCAAAGGTAGGCAGTTCTTCAAGAAGCCTGTCAAGTGCGTTAAGGCAACAGCAGGCATCCCAAGAGAACCTTGCCAAGTCTTTCCGTAATATTATTTCCAATACACAAAAGACAAGCAAGGCAATCACAGGATTTGTCAAGAATCTGCTCTTCTCACGGCAAGGTGCAGATCAAGCAGGCAGAAGTTATAGCACACTGGCTGCAAAAGTTGGTTTGCTATATGCCAAGTTTTGGATGCTTTTAAGAGCGGTCCGCATGGTCGGCAGACTGATGGAAGTCGCATCGTCACTTACCGAAGTTCAGAATGTAGTTGATGCTACTTTCGGTAATATGTCGAAGAAAATTGAGGATTTTTCCAAGAATGCGATTAAAGACTTCGGTATGTCCGAACTGTCTGCTAAAACATTTGCATCGCAATTCCAAGCGATGGGAACTGCGATGGGTATTACAGGATCACAGGTAGCTAATGCTCAAAAGATGCTGAATACCAAAAAGACCATGGAAGGTAATGTTTTGGGATATAATGCTGCTTCAAAGTCTATGGCTGACATGTCAGTGAATTTAACGAAGTTAACCGCTGATATGGCTTCGTTCTACAACGTGTCTCAAGAGACAGTTGCCAAGGCTTTGCAGAGTGGTGTAATGGCTGGACAAACCAGACCACTAAGACAATACGGTATTGATCTTTCCCAAGCGACATTACAAGAGTGGGCATTAAACCACGGAATACAGGCGAACTTTAAGACAATGACGCAGGCTCAAAAAGCCATGATAAGATATCAATATGTGATGAGTCAGAGTGCGAAAGCCCAAGGTGACTTCGCTCGCACTTCCGGTACGTGGCATAATCAGATTGTTATCTTAAAACAGCAGTTACAACAGCTTGCGGCAGTCATTGGTTCAGGCTTAATACAAGCCATAAAACCATTCGTACAACAATTTAACGCAGCCCTGTCCGGGTTGATTGCATTTGCACAGAAAGTAGTCAACGCATTAGGCAAAATCTTTGGATGGGAGATGGAAGTCAACACCAAAGGACTTGCCATTGATGATGATGCTATCGAAGATGGTGCAGATGCTATGGGTAACCTTGGTGATGCAGCCGATAAAGCATCCAAATCCACCAAGGAACTGAACAAACAGCTACAGGGCTTTGATAAGCTGAATGTCCTGACCACAAAGAAAGATAATTCTTCATCCAAGAAAAAGGACGATGATTCGAAGTCTGGAACTGGAACGGCTGTCGTAGACACAGGAGATGCTACCGCAGCACTCAAGAAAACCAAGGGTGTATTTGAATCTGAGATTGACAACCTGTTTGATCTTGGAAGATACATCAGCAATGCTCTGTCAAAACAGATGGAGAAGATTAACTGGAATGCGGTTTACGAAAAGGCAAGGAGTTTTGGAGCAGGTCTTGCGAACTTCCTAAACGGATTGATCACGCCAAGGCTTTTCTATAACGTAGGAAGAACAATCTCAAGTTCAATCAGTACGGCTTTCCATTTCCTTGATTCGTTTGGTCAGACGTTTGATTGGAAAAACTTCGGAAAGTCTATCGGTGCCGGTATCAATGGATTTCTCGCAGGATTCGATTGGGTAACCATCAAGAGTGCTGCGAAGAATTGGGGATCTGGACTTGCCGATACAATCATGAGTGCAGTGGCAGAAACCGATTTCCATGGCATTGGCGAAGCACTGATGCATGCCCTTGATACGGCACTGACCTTTGCTTTCGAGCTTGGAAGTGGACTTGATTTCACGGAAATCGGTACAAGGCTTGCTGATGGTATCAATGGAGCAATCGAAAACTTCCCAGCAGAGAAATTTGCTAATACCATTGACGAATGGGTTCAAGGTCTTTGGGATATGATTGTTTCGTGCCTAAGTCAGATTCACTGGGATGACCTTGGCGAAAAGATCAAGGAATTTGTTGGCAACATTGATCCAAAGACATGGCGAATTCTGGTTGGTGGACTGATATTACTGAAGGCTGGTAGTTTTGCTATATCTCTTTCAGAGGAAATAATTAAGCAGGCCGGGTTAAACATTGCTACGTCATTGGCTGCAAAACTTCCTGGAATTTTAGGTGGTAACGCAGCTCTTCAGGGAGCTATCGGTACTGGCCTTGGAGACGCAGCAGCAGCTGCCACGGGTGGTGGAGCATTGGCTGCAGATGGTGCAGGAGCAGCAGCAGAGGGAGCAGGAGCAGCAACGGCACTTGAAGGGCTTGGTGCATCTGCAGGAGCAGCGGCAGCCCCAATAGGGGTGCTTGTGGCTTTGCTTGCATCTCTTGCTGTTGGCCTTGGATATGTTTATGCAACATCGGAAGAAGTCAGACAGGGTTTTTCGGATGCAGTAACTACAATTCAAGAATCCATGCAACCAGCTTTGCAGTTTATGACCGACACGGTTCTTCCAGACATCCAAAATGGATTCCAAGGATTGATGGATATATTATCGCCACTTGGGGATTTTCTTAACGATGTGTTTAAATCCATATGGATTGATATGATTAATCCCGGATTAGAGTATTTAGGCACAACAATTCTGCCCCTGTTGACGGATGTGTTTGAGGAATTGTGGAATCAGGTATTGGTTCCGTTAGGCAAATTCTTGGGTGATGTGTTCAGACCAATTATCAGCACATTGTCAAAAGTGCTTGGTACGTTGTGGAAGAATGTAGTAGTTCCTCTCGCTAAAGCGGTTGGCACAGTTCTTGGTGGTGCTTTTGAAATTATTGGCACTATATTCAAAAATGTTATCATACCAATTGTTAATGTAGTTATAAAAGTATTCAGCTTTTTGTGGAATAATGTGTTGGTTCCAGTAGGTAAGTTTGTTTCCACAGTTTTAGGGCCGGTATTTGAAACTGCATTTAAAGCGATTGGAGATGTAATAGGGAATATTACAGAAATATTTAGCGGTCTGATTGATTTTATTTCTGGAGTGTTTTCCGGGGATTGGAAAAAGGCATGGAATGGCATTAAGAAGGTATTTAAGGGAATATGGGATACACTTGCAACAATTGTTAAAACTCCCATCAATTTGATTATAGGATTGTTTGAAGGACTTGTTAATGGAATTATCGGTGCCTTTAATGCGATAAAACGTGCGTTGAATCATCTCCATTTCACAGTTCCTGATTGGGTTCCTGGCATTGGTGGCTCAGAATTCGGATTCAATTTTAGCATGACATCAAAAATGAAGATCCCACGCCTTGAAAAAGGTGGATTCCTTCCGTATGGATCATCGATGTTCATCGCAGGTGAACACGGAATACCTGAGTTGCTTGGTACTGTCAATGGCAAGAATGCCGTAGCAGGCGGTGCTGAAATCACAGGTATTCGTGATGAAATCCACGATTCCAGTAATCGTCAGCTTGCCAACGATAATCGGATTATTCAGTTGTTGACAATCATAGCAGAAAAGGAATTCGGCATCACACAAGATGCTATGTTCCGAGCAGTAAGAAACAGTGCTTCTGACTATACGATGCGTACAGGCAGAGGTGCTTTTGAATTTTAGGGATGGATGTAATGTCCATCCCTTTTTGATTAAGGGGGACGAATCATGGCTTTCAATGGTTCTTTAATTAAACTAAGCGGTGATAACTTCCCGTTGAAATATGTATACAAGGAATCATACAAGGTTACGCCAAACAGACGGCAAGACCTTGATCCTTATCGTGACGCAAACGGATTGCTTCACAGAAACACGCTTTCGCACACAGCTACCACGATTACTTTCCAGACCAAGCCGATGTGGAATGACGAATTTGATGCCATGATGAGCTTCATTCGGTCGCACTATACGAAGTCGCTTGAGAAAAAATTGCATATCACGTACTTCAGCCCGGATCTTAATGATTACAGGACGGGCGATTTTTATGTTCCTGATGTCGAGTACAACATGGATCTGGTTGATACGGTCAAGCGGAAAATCTTTTATCTGTCTACTACTCTTGAGTTCATTGAGTATTAGGGGGGTGGTTCTTTGATTGATATAACCGAACTTGTCCAAAGTGCGTTTCAAGGGCCATATCCTAAAGAGCTTACTCTTGAATTTCCAATAGGCAGAACGCTCACAAACGAAAACATTCTCACGGAATCCATGTCACTGGAGCAATCGGTATGCGATGAAAGCAATCTGACTTTCGGCATGGTGTATTCCACATGTTTTTCCGTGACGATCTTTGATGACGGATTGTCATATACAGGACTAAAGGTTAATCCAAAGATTACTGCGGTTTATGAATCGGCAGACACTGGTGCGATCAGTCGGTTTTATCGTGAACTTGGCTCCTATACGGTCAAATCCGATAATTTGACAGCCGACAAGATGTACCGTGAGCTGAAGTGCTATGACGCCTTGGCTGATGTTCTTTCGTTTGATTATTCAGAG